GTTCAGATCCGTGGTTAGTGCTTCATGCCGTTCTACTAGGCTTTGATATTTATTTTCATAATCTATACTATCTTCGTTTGATTTGGAGTTTTCTTTTATTGTTTTTGCAGCAAGTTCAACAACCACAGAAAGTTCTGCATTTATTAGTTCTATTCCTTTTTCAAGTTCTGTAGTATCAGTTAATAAATTAATCACTTCTTTTAAATCGTTAGTGATTCTTTCCTTATCTTCCATTGTTAAGTTATAGGCTTCAATAAACTTTTCTTTAATTTCAGCTTCTGTTAAATGTGGGGTTTGACATCTACATTTACCTTTTTGGAACTTGCTGTTACATTGATAAACAAACCTTTCATAAGCGGTATTTGAGTGCCATTTCTTTTTCCCATAGAAACCACCACAATCTGAACATACCAGCTTTGATGAGAAGATATCTGTGGCTGAATACTTAGCGCCAAGATTATCTCTTCTTTCCATTTCAACTTGTACGAGTTCCCACATATCACGTTCTATAATAGCCGGATGACTATTTTCTACATAATACTGTGGAACTTGTCCTGTGTTTTTTACTATTGTTTGATCTAAGTAATTCTCAGTAAATGTTTTTTGAAGTAAGGCATCTCCTTTGTATTTTTCATTAGTCAAAATTGAGACGATATTGTTCGTAGTCCAATTATTATTTTTACCAGATGGCGTTTTGATTTCAAGGTGCTTTAGTTCTTTTGCTATACCAGTAGGTGTTTTACCTTTAACTAAAAAATCACTATATATTTTTTTAACTATTTCTGATTCTTTTTCAACAACAACTATTTTGTCATCTACTTTTTTATATCCCAGAAAATTACTATACGCAAATGATACTTTACCTGATTAAAATGCCACACGCTTCCCCCATTGAACGTTCTGACTAATTGATCTTGATTCTTCTTGTGCGATTGATGCCATTATTGTAAGTATTAGTTCACTTTTAGAATCAAGTGTCCACAAATTTTCCTTTTCAAAGAAAACCTCGACACCTTTTTCTTTTAGCTTTCTAACATATGAAATAGTATCTAATATGTTGCGGGCAAATCTTGATATTGATTTAGTGATAATTAAGTTTATCTTTCCATCTAGCGCATCTTTAATCATTTTATTAAAGCTGACTCTCCTCTTTGTGTTTGTTCCAGTTATACCTTCGTCAGCATACACTGTAACGTAGTCCCAATCCAGTCTGCCTTGAATATACTCTTTATAATAATTAACTTGTGCTTCATAACTAGTGTATTGTTCATCAGAACTTGTTGATACTCTCGCATATGCAGCAACTTTAAGCTTTTCTTTATTGTTTACTGGCATTTGAGTTAATGGATCAATTGTTGATGGAATTACTGTTACTTTTGTCATTGAGTACTCGCTCCTCTATATCTTTTTAACGTTTGTTGTCTTGCTTGTTCTTTCATTTCATCGGTCCAGCCTTCACTTCGTAGTTTATGAGCCCATACGTATTCTTTAATAGTTCCGTCCTTTAATTCAAAACGAAGTATATTATATGGTAGTGCTACTACTTGTTTCACTAAATGTTTAAAAGTTGACATACTAAACTTGTTCATGTTTAGCAGATGAATTGCAGCCTCTTTGATTTTATCATCAGGTACTTGTTTATTATCACAATGACTTTTACCTTTATCTCTAAATGTCGAACAAATCCAATAATTGTTATAAGGTCCTTTTCTATAAGTATGCATCTTTCCACATTTTCCACATCTGATACACCCTTTAAATTCATTATTATAACTTGAACTTTTAGCAAATTTCAGAGCTTTGTTTTTTCTTATTGATTGAGCTTCCATAAATACTTGCTTACTTATAATTGGTTCATGTGAATTACTTACAATGTATTTATCAAGTTCACCTTTATTATTCTTTAATTTTTTAGTTAAATGATTATCAATAAACGTTTTTTGAAGGATTAAATCACCAGTGTAATTGTAGTTAGTTAATATTTTTGTGATTGTTGTTACACCCCAAGTTTTTGTTCTATACCGGCAAGTTCAAGTGCATCTTCTAACCTTTCTTCTAACACAACATCTTTATTCTTTGTAACAAGTGTTATTTGAATCGTTATTTGTTTAAGTAGATATAAGTCATCTGCATAAGTTTTAGGATTTTTACTTATTTCTTGATAAACAATAAAAGGCACTTCAGCATTATTTTCAACATAAAGTGCATAATAAACTTTATTAGGTAAGACTTCGTTTAATAAACTATAAATGTATTCTAATCTTTCTTTAGTAGCCACGAATAATCCTCCTAATGTCATCAAGCATTTTCGGTGTAAAGTAATCAAATGCTGGTCTCATAAAAGGTCGTGCTGCTACATATTTACCGCCTTTGTGCTGGAAACCAAATTCAATCAAGTGGACAAGCCTACCTTTTTCTTTAGCATGAATGACAATAGTTTTAGTAATACCTTCACCAATAACTGTTTTAGTAAACTCATCAGCCATTGCACCTTTTCTACCACTTCTTGGTGTATTTGCTATGACGTATTCTAAAATCTTAGCACCTGTTTCATCAAGATTTCTTTCTAACTCTTTTTTAACATCATCAGTATATTCCTTGATAGCGTCATTTACTTCATCTAAAAAGTTATTAAGTGTAGCCATTAATCTCATCCTTTTTGATCTTAGTTTCCATTAAGTAGAGTTCCAAAAACTGACCGGTTAGGTAAGTACGCTCAATTTGATATATAACACCATCAATAGCTGCGTACTTACTACCGTCATATAAGAAGCTCTGTATTTTTAATGCAACATCTACCTTGTATTCGTTTTTCTTACTTTCGTAATACTCTTTAAATGTTACAGACTTAGATATGCCTAAAACTTCCTTTTTACTAATTAATTGATAACCCTTATTTCCGATCGCATCTCTCATGGATGTGATCTTAAGTAAGGTTATTCTAATATTAGGACTACTCGGAAACATAACTATCACCACTTGATAAAGCTAGTTGATTTAATAGCATTTCAAAACTCTTAGGTAATTCTTTTACTGAACCATCAGACTTAAAACCAAAAAACGTCTTACAATAAATCACAACTACCGAATGGGCTATCGGATGATTATTGGCAACATCTGGTTTTATGCCTGTTGTTACAAGCAAGTTTTTACATGCTAAAATATGATTGTTTAATTCATCATCTGCATAGTTTTCAGATAATGGTATTAAGAGTGATTTTTTAACTGTTTCAAGTAGTCCCATTTTTTAAACCTCTATTCGCTTGGTGTGGCAACTTTCTTTTTAACTCTTAAGAAGCCTTTGTAACCTACAACATTACCACCAGTAAATACTGATGCTTTATAACTAATAATGCCATCTTTAAACTTGTAATCATTTGACTTACTAATCTCTACTGGTGAGAAGATTGGTACTTCATAATTAAGTAGCGAACCATAAGCAATACCATATTCACCAGCAGATGTATTTGTATCGCTAATCGCTTTACAATAGGAATTAATGATATAAGGAATACCATCAATTGTATTATTAACATAATCAATTGTATGAACCTTTCTACCTTCATTTGTACGTAGTCCTGCAAATGCTCTTAAATCATTTTTATTTAAGATTAAAAATGCGCCACCTTCAACCTCTTCATCACCACCATAAGCAAAGATGATGTCATCTAAGGTTGAGTCAGTAATTGCAGCAAGCTCTAAATCAGTTGTATCTGATAATGCTACTGCCTTATCGCTAAAGATACCAGTAAATGTATTAGATGTACCAGGACCTCTTAAGATTTGTTCACTAATCTTTTTCTTTAGTGAAACGTTAATATTCTTTAAGACTTCTGCTTGATATGGTAAGTTAGGTAGTTTTTCTAACTCTTCAGTGATTTCTGTATAAGCAGTTACCTTAACTTTGGTAATTGTTAAATAACCATATTCAGGTTCAGTTTCACTATATGCTTCACCTTCACCAGTTAGTCCTGCAATACCACTGCCTTTAACAAATGACTTTTTATAAGTCTCACCACCATTTAGGTTTACTACTTTTACTCTATCAACCAGAGCTGATACTTGTGTAAACGGATATGGTGCAATACCATCAGCCACATGTTCTGGTAGTAAGATCTCATCACTTGAAACTTGGATCACACGTGATTCTTTTAAACTCTTACCACGCTTTTCAAGTTCCTCTTTATTAACTTGATTGCCTCTTTCAATCACAATCGGATTAAACTTAGTTTTATTTTGAATAGCTAGTTTTCTTTCGATTGTTTCTTGTTCTTCTTTTAATTCTTCAACTTCAGCTTCTAATTCTTCTAACACTTCAAGTGTTACTTCAGCACCAATCAAACCTTTAATTTCAGTGATACGTGCTTTAATTTCATTACTTCTTTTTTCTAAATTCATGATTTTACTCTCCTATTTTTATTTTTAAATTTAGTTTTCTTCTTACAAGTTCAACTTGTCTTTTACGCTCTTCTAATTCCATAGTCTTTAGCTCTAAGTCCATAGCCTCTAAAGAACGAGCATAAATTGAAGTCTTATCATAAGCAGGTGTATCAACAATTGAAACATCATACAAACGTTCAATTTTTCTAATATATCTTTTTGGAACATCACCATTTTGGTCCCATTCCTGTTCACTAACCACAAAAGCAAAACTCATCTTATCTAAGAGTCCTGATTTAACCATTTTAAAGATGTCTTGGTTACTTTGAGTGTCTAGTAGTTCTGCACGAACTTTTAATCCTACATCATCACTAGTTAATGTGAGTGACCCATTCTTAGTTCTTGCGATAATTAAAAATGAATCCATATGGTTATATTTCATTGGTACATCTTTAATTGCGGCGTCAGTAATCGCATCTTTACTAATGCTTTCAATAAAGCCATATGATTCATCACCAATTAAAGTTGGCTCATCATAGATAATTGCATAGCCTTCTAAAATCATTTTGTCTTCAGTTTCTTCTAACCTAACCTCAGCAATCCTTGTTTCTTTTTTCATCTAGTTTCTACCTCCTTTGTTTTGGTTTTAGTTGGTACTACTTCATAGTCATACTCTAAGACATTATCTTTGTATGATAGTTCTGTAATCTTATGCTTCTTACAAAAAGTAGTTATTGTTTCTATCTTTTCTTTTTGTTCAGCTAAGATTGTATTTAATGCTTCTTTACTAACTTGACCATTAATCGTTACTTTCATTTTCATCGCCCTTTCCGACTTGATATTCATTTGCCTTTGTCGCATCTACATAATTAAGTGATTGTAATCTCTTATCACCATTTTCTACTGGTTCTAGTCCAAGAAGTGCTCTTGATTCATTTAATGACATAATGCCTAAGCCCATTAACTTTTCAATTGCAGTAATCTTACTATTCCATGATGCATACTGTAATCTTTCACTATAAAAGATGATTTCCTCACCAAGCATGATTTCATTTCTTGTAAGTAACCCTAAAGAAAAAGCCTCAGACATCTGAATGGCTAAAGGCTCTATGGTTTGTTCATAAAATGAATTGAATTCATCTTCTGTATAATCGGAATTAAAGATTGCTGCAGATACGCCAAAGTAATCTAATATCTTCGACTGCAAGAACTCTAAGGTATCTTTATCAACTAACTTAGGATCAGTATTAAGTGGAACATAATCACCCTTTAAATCAACTGGGATGATTGAGCTTCCTTTACTCTTAACTGACTCTCTTAAGATTTCATTAAATGATTCAAGTTGCTTTTTCTTATCACTTTCACTTAACATCGCACTCATCTTAAGTAGTCCTTTTATTTGCATTGAGCTCTTAAGTGCATTATCTATTCCTTGTAGCACATTTTCATTTATTTGAATTGTTTTAAGTAGTGCTTCTTGGTCACCACTTGAACTTGATCCACCAAAGATCTGATTAGAATGATAAAACCTTTTTAAGTGAATGATGTTTTCATAAGGAACAGTAAATGATTCACTTGTTTCAAAGTTAAACTTTAAGTAGTAATTATTAGCACCATCTACAATTGGTTCAACAATTGTTGGCTTTAATGGATAAAGGCTATGAAGTTGACCGGTTTTACTATCAAACATTGGATAGATAAAAGCATTGTCTGTCATGAAGAGGGTTGTTACTATAAAATAAATAAACTGATAAGTAGACATCACTTCATTTGGTTGGTGCTTTAAAAGAAAAGACAGCATACCAGATTTCTCTGTAACTGTCTTGTCATTTTCTTTTTTTATGTATCGGGGTTTAAGCTTTGCACATTGACTAGCAATTCTATCAACTGCAATCTTTACTACATCTGACTTTGAAATATTAGAACCAAAGTTTGATAATGGTAAATTAAGTTCGCTTATTAATTTAAAGGACTCTTTTGAGCCCTCTTTTTTCTTTCTTTTAAATATGGCCATAGAGACCTCCATTAAATCATATTTTCATATTCAAGCTTGTATCTATTTAAAACTGCATAAGCAATAATAAGTGCTACTGCACCATCAATTCTTTTATACTTACTCCCAAGCTTTGATGGTTGGATATTTCCATTGATATCAACTTTAGCTTGTGTGTTTGCTAAATTCCATTTCATGATTGGATTGTTATTATAAATGACATTCCCATTCTTTAAGTCAGCTTCTAGTTGTTTCATTGGTTCAGATAATGAATAAATACCTTGTCTAACCTTTTCCATTTCAAAACCTAACTCTTCCATTTCCTTAGTCCAATATTGACTATTCCACGGGTCGTATCCAACCCAGAGCGGTCTTATTTCATATGTTCTAATCATCATTAAAAACCACTGAGTAACAAGAGTAAAGTCATTTTGATTACCTTCAGTTACTGTAATTAAACCACGCTCAACCCAGATATCATAAGGAACATTATCTTCCTCTTTCCTACGTTTGATAACTTCATTTGGCATAAAGAATTGTGGAATCACATACTTCTTGCCACCTTTAATTAAAAGTAGTAATGCTACCGTTAGGTCAGTTGTTGATGATAAGTCAACTCCACCAATTGCATAGCTATTTCTTAAGTCATCAATGTTGTAGGTTGTATCATTGTTTAGATCACTATAAGTTAACCATGATCCTTGCTCTAATTGCTTTATATTAAAGTCCTTGCATAACATCGTAACTCTTGTCGCTAAATCGTGTCTTGCTTTGTTCATCAAATCTTCTAAGTAGTGGTGAGTTTTTACCACACCTAAACTAGGGTTAGATTTTTGCCATGTTTTTTTATCTTCATATATTTCATCAACCGAATCTTGAGTGTATAACCAAGGTAGCACTCTTTCATCTTGGATCTCGCCCTTAATCATCTTTCTAACATAATCAAGCTTACTATCTAAAAATCCACCGACTGTATTACCCTCAGTTGTAATGATAAAAATTAAGGGTTCTTCTTTTGTTGATTGACTTTGTTTGATTGCATCATAGACTTTACTATCAGTCATTTCATGAACCTCATCAATACAACCAACTTCAATGTTATATCCATCTTTGTTTCTTGATTGAGCAGATAACTTCTTAATCTTATTTTTAGTCTTAGGCGAATAAATATGAAAGATGTTCTTTTTACTTCGTCTTTCATTAGATAGAGCTTTAGATTGTTCTCTCATATTATTAATTTCTTCAAAAAGGATGTTTGCTTGTTCAGTTGTATTTGATGCACAAACAATATCAACACCACCTTTTGATAAGAAAAACTCAGCAAGGTCAATAGCAGCAATAAATGTAGTCTTACCATTTTTTCTGGCGATGAGTAAGATAACTTCATTAAATCTTCTAAGATTAGTATCTGCCATCTTAAAACCATATGCTACTTGCAATACTGCTTTTTCCCATAACTCTAAAATAAAGGGTTCGCCATTAAATGGACTCTTAGTGTGTTTACAGAATGTTTCAATAAAATTAATTCTAATATTGCCAGGCTTTAAATCAAAGTGGTATCTAGGGTCATGTAAATCTTTAACCAAACCATCTAAAACGATTTTTAATTCTTTACCTACTATGATTTGACCACTATTAATCTTTTCATAATATTCTAATAAATAGTTACTCATTCTATTCGTGCCATAAATTTATCGAACTCATCATCATCGTCTATAACATTCTTACCCATGATGGAGTTTAGATTTTTAATTACTGTGCCATATGAATTAACAAGCTTTGTGTAATATTTGGCAGCTTCTGTTTGTCTTTGATTACCTTTAGATGAGATTTGCACTGCGCCATGTTTTTTAATTTGTTCTTGAAGGGTTGACAACTGGACTTTCATAAATGCTGCTTCGTTTATTAAATTATCTACAAGTTCTGTTTTTGTTGGGTCTACTGAATTAAATAATGATTTTAATCTTAAGTATTCAATATTAACATTACTCATCTTTCCCATAAATATTCCTCGCTTACAACAAAAAAAGCCACAAGTGTGACTTGATTTGTTAAATGTTTTTCAGATTTTCAAAAAAAATGGCCTCGCGTTTTTTAAAGGCCCACCCATGCGGTACCCTTCGCGAATAATTAATAGGCATTGGGGCGGGGGTGTTTAATCTCCTTTATTGTTTATATATTTGATAAATATAATATACAAATCAGCAAGTTTATGACTATTCATTTGAAATCTAGGATCCTTATTTTTTGCATTTTCATTGTTATAAGAATCCGCAATTTTTATGTTCTTAATTAATAACTTTGATGCAAGATATAGGTTTTGGTACATAAGATGTCTTGTTGTTTTCAACATCTTTTTAGCATATTTCTTATAAGCTTTCAGTTCGGCTACGCTTTTTATTTCAAGGAAAGTTTCAATATCGCCAATCACCTTTTTTGTTACTTCTTTCATAATTCTATCAATTTCTTGTTCTCTTTTTTCCACTTCACTTGATATTTTTATAAAATCATTAAAAGAAATCTTGTCACGTCTTATGTTATTAGGATCCATTTGATTCATTCTATACTTGTATTTCTCTTTTTCACTTTGATTCAGCAATTCAAAGCACTCATCAAATTGTTTTTTAGCATTCGCATATTCACCAATATAGATATAGTAATCAATGTAGAGAACTTTCATTGTCTGCTTAAAATCTCTCACAAAATCACCTCTTTTTATAAACATTATAGCAAATATGAATTATAAAAGCAAGGTTTGTCTTGAAATCAAATTCCCATCCTGTTATGTTACAATACATTTGAGACTTTTGTTGAATAAAAAGCAAAAATGATTTATACTCGACCATGTGAAGAAGAAAACAGGCAAATTTTCTTCTGGAGAGGAGTATAAATCACATGGCC